TTACAAGACATCGCTGGTTTCGTACCATATCCATTAAGCAACACTGTTAGCCAGTCAGCTGGTTCATTGTTCCCAATTGGTTCTATTGCAGGTGTTAATATCTATGTAGATCCTAACATGAGCTGGGCTGATACTCGTATCTGTATTGGACGTAAAGGTGATGCTAACTCTCCAGGTTTGGTATTTATGCCTTACTTAATGGCTGAGTCAGTACAAACTATCGCAGAAGGTACAATGGCTCCTAAAATCGCTATTAAATCTCGCTATACTTTAGTTGAAGCAGGTTTCTTTCCGCAAATCTACTATTTAACTTTAGGAGTGAAATTCTCAAGCTACAGTATGATCTAATCATAGCTTTAAGCTAATTTAAAAAGCGCTCCATTGGAGCGCTTTTTTTATATCCTAAGATATATACATTGTCAAAATAAAAATCAACTATGAAATTAATAATTCCACAATTAGATCAGTATATTTTAAAATGCAAATCAAGTAATATGGAACCTGTTTATGAAAATTTTATATTCGAAAATAATGAACTTGAAATAGACAGAGCATCGTTTGAAGCATATTATCAATATAAGCATGGTTCAAGTGTATTAAGTATACTTGAATTTCAAAATATACAATCATATTCAGAATTTATTAGTGAAGATGGTGGTGAAGAATCACAAGAATCTGAAAATAACGAATTCATAGAATCTGAATCTAACACAGATGAAATAACTGAAGCAAAAGATGACAATAGTATAATAATCGATTTTATGTTTAGAAGGCCTAGGATTATTAAAGCATATAAAAAGATATTAGAATTACAAAAGAAAAATATCGATGCAATTGATGTTAACAGGCAATTCAATAGTATTAATGATAAGATAGAAGATCTTGAAAAAAAGATTAAATCAGGCCGGATATCAGATACTGAAAAGCAAAAATTAGTTGACCAGCTTATTTTATTAAATACTCAAAAATCTAAGGGTGTAGATTCAGTTCAGAAAAAATCGTCAGCTATTAGAGAAAGAATAAGTAAGGCAATTGACGATCTTGAATATAATATATCAAAGCTTGCTACTTCAGAATATTTAAAAAGAGTTGCAGATAAGGAAAATGTTAAGACATCAATAGCAATGGCAGAATATAGATTAAAAGGAGCAGATGAGGATTCAAAGAATTCTATTGAAGCCGAAATAAAATCAAATGAAAAAGCTCTTTTAAATATAGAGGCGGAGTTAAAGAAAACTAATGCACTTGAAAAAGAAAGCGGTGAAATTGCTGAAATCAACGATGAAATAGAAGCTACGTACTCTTCTAAAACAATGAGCGACGATGAAAAATTAAATAAAGTTCAGGAGTTAGAATTACAGAGACTTGATAAAACACTTTCTTTAGGTAAACAATTCGAGGATGCAGTAAAAGATCCAAGTAAATTAAAAGAGAAATTAAATGAACTCTTAGCCGATATTAAAATCGATACAAGAATTTCAACATATAAGGGATTTGAAGAAATGGTAGCTAATAAAAGGTCTGAAATAGAAGCAGGCACTTCAGCTGACAAAGATGGAACAGATTCAAGTGCACAAGAATCTATAAATGTATATGAGTCAATTGCTACAAGATTTAGCAGATTAATAAACAAATAAAGTATTAAAATTTATATTTATTAAAGCCTTCTACAGAAGGCTTTTTGTTTTTAAAGAGGAAATGCAAAGAGTAAAGATTATAAAACCTGAAAGGGTTCCGCTTAAGCAAAAGACGGTTACTGTAAAACCAAATATAGAAAATTCTAATGTTGAAAGGAATAACAGGCCGCCAGGCAACGGGGTAAGACCCCCGAGCAATGGGGTAAAGGACAGACAAGATCGATTTGTGAAATCTTTACAACCAAATAACCAGAAATTCAAAAACGAAAAACAAGAATTTCGAAAGTATGGTAAAATAGAACAGACATTAAAAGATAAAACCGTTTTCCTTATAGCAGGAGGGCCAAGTTTAAAAGATTTTGATTTTAATAGACTTAGTGGTAAAAATGTAATAGCAATCAATAAAGCATTTATGTACTTACCTGAATACCAGTATTTATACTGGACGGATTCTAGATTTTATACCTGGTATAAGGATGAGATTAATAAGCAGGAATGTAAGAAATATACGCCATGTGTAAATCCAAATAATGTTTCTGAAAACATAACAGTATTGAAAAATTCAGGCGGTCGAATAATAGATTTGACGACACCTGATTCGATCACAGCGGGTAATAACTCAGGATTTGGTGCTATAAGTCTTGCTATAAAACTGGGAGCAAGTAAAATATATCTACTTGGATATGATATGGGCTACACCGGTAATAAAACACACTTCCATGATGGTTACCCTTCTAATACAGCTAAACAAAGTGTATATAATAGTATGTTAAAATATTTTGAAGACAACGCAGATATAATAAAATCAGTTGTTAAAATTTATAACACTTCAGCGACTAGTAATTTAAAGTGTTTTGATTATTGTGATATTAATATAGCGATTTCGACTTCTTAATCTTTTTACTGGTCTCGAACACTTTCAGATACTGCATGTGACCCTTTTGCTGTTTCAATAATACTCTCTGGCAAAAATATCTGAAATTTACACTTGAATCTAAAATTCTTTCATCGACCATTTTTTGCTTGCCGTAAGCTTTAAAGCAATCGCTGCAAAGAAAATTTACTATTTCAAAATTACCAATTTCTGATTTTATTTCACAATCACAAATACAGCATTTCCAATCTAGCATTTTAGCGTCTTCTAGAATCTCATCATAAGATGAAACGCCCTTTGTATAATTATTATAATATAGCTTAAGATGGTCTTTATAATGAGTTTCGTATTCCACTATTCTTAATACTATTTGCAGAAATCTATCATCCTCGATTGCGTTTCTTTTTACAAGCTTATTCTCTTTGAAGAAATTAATTTGATAAGGCTTAAGGCAACTATATTTAATATGGCAAATTGTATCTTTACCACGGGATCTTTCTATCTTAAAAGGCTTCATAAATTATTTATTGAAACTTAAAATCTGATTATAGTATAACTAATAAATTACAGATATGTCTATACAAAATATACTTCTTACAGAGAGATACAGGCCATCAACACTGGATGATTTAATAATACCTGACAGAATCAGAACAAAATTATCTGAAGGTGTTTACCAACATTTACTTTTTTATGGTTCACCAGGCACTGGCAAGACCAGTGCAGCAAAGGCTTTATGTACTCAATTTGGCCATGATTACAGATATATTAATGCATCTGATGAAACCAGTGTCGATGTAATTCGCGAGAAAATTACTAAATTCTGTACAACAGCTTCTTTGACTTCAATTGAAGGTAGACTTAAAATTGTTATTTTAGATGAAATAGACGGTGTCAGCGACCAGTTTAATAAAGCGCTAAAAGCAACCATGGATAGTTTTTCTAAAAACACAAGGTTTATTGCGACTACAAATCACATTAATAAAATACCTGAAGCTGTACTTAGTAGATTTGAACAAATTAATTTTGATTTTACAAAGGACGAAGAAGTAGAACAGCTTAAGTCATATATGAAGCGCGTATATGAAATTGTAAAGAAAGAGGGTTCAGATATCGAAAAGCCTGCACTATTGGAATTAGTGAAGCGAAAGTTTCCAGATATGAGAAACACGTTAACAGTATTACAGGGTTACATTGCCGAAGGCAAAACACTTATAACAATAGATGATGTCAAGAAATTCCACGGTATTTATAAAGATGTGTATGAACTTATATTTAATTCAATAGACCCGGTTGAAAATTATAAACTATTGATATCACAGTATAGTAACAGAGTAGATGATGTATTGGCAAGCCTTGGGGCAGACTTCATAGAGTATATCAGACTTGAAAAGCCACAATTCGCCAAATTTATCCCACAGATTATTATCACAGTTGCTGAACATCAAGCGCAACGAACGCTTGTTATCGATCAAGCAATAACCATGCTATCATGCGTCTATAGTATACAATCTATAGTAAATGCAAATAATCTGCAATAGTCTTTGAGTTTACAGAGATTATGTTTAAATTTACAAAAATAAAATATTATGGCAGCTAAAAATCACACACTAGTAATTGACGGTACATATTTCATTTACAGCCGACTCTTTGTTTTACCGCGTCAAAAAATGCCAACTGGCTTTGGAGAATCTGTAGACGTAGACTCCCGTTTCATGAGCACAGAAAATGAAATGAGTATTTTCATGAGAAAGCTGGCCATTGATTTTGCATCTGAAATGCGAAAGATTAAAAACATCACTAGTAGAATTGTATTCACACTTGATAGCAAGTCTTGGCGTAAAGATCTTTTTCCAACAGCTGAATATAAAGCAAACCGTGAACAGGATAGTAAAATACACTGGGATAATGTAAGAAAGGTTGTTGATGACTTTATCAAATTAATCGCAGAACAGGGAGTTATACTTAATCGAGTACAAGGAGCTGAAGGCGATGACTTAGTATACGCATGGGCTACATATCTTAATAACAACGGTGAGAATTGTATAATATGGAGCGGCGACACAGACTTAATGCAACTTGTTAATTATAACAAATCAACAAATTCATATACTATCTGGTATGATAACACCAGAACCAGGCTTTCAGTTTACCCAGGTTTTAATAAGTATCTTAACCAAGATGACGTTAATAAAAAAGATGAATTTGAAGACATTTTCAATACAGATACTGTATTTCTGATTAGCAATCAAGTTAAAGAAGAACTTAAATACTTTATCAATTCAAATGGCCTTGCAGTTACTGAAACCTTCTGTGATGAATATGTTTTTACTAAAATATTAACAGGTGACAGGTCAGATAATATTAAGTCCGTGTACAGTGTTGAAAAAATAGGTAAAACTGGTAAACCAAGAACATCTAGAATAAGTGATGAAAAGGCTAAAAATATACTTGAGATTTTCAAATCTAGGCACAATAGATTTTCAAGCATGTATTTATTCGAAGAGTCATATAAGATAGAAATATGTAAGATTATAGCTTCTGAAATGAAATGCCCAGAATTTAAGCAATTTTTACCAAACCTTGAGCTTAATACCAATCTAATACTATTACATACTTCTACTATACCTGAAACTTTACAAAATATCATGTTTGCGGAAATTGAAAAATTACACGAAAATAAAGACCTTAAAATTGCAAACATAGTATCAAAAGAAGGTATATTATATGGTACTAAATATATCAGTACAGAACATCAAAGTGGAAATCAAGGTCCAGTTAAACTATTCTAATGGCTAAAAAGAAAAGAGAACTAAAAGAAAAAGTTAAAAAACCAAAGAGTGCTGAATACGATGGCACTCTTTTTAGTTTTGTTAAAATATTATTCAGCGACGATGCGGCTTATCAAAAACTTAGTCAATATGAAAAGGGCAAACACAGGTTTATGATACAGCGTTTCATGTCCATACAATATCCGACACTTGCCCATAAATTAAATGTTAACAAAACAAATCCGTCACATGTAGTTGATTGTTGGAAAGCTGTCGCAACTAGATATACAAGAACACCCAATTGGATATGGACAAGGGTCGACAGGTCAGAAAAGGTAAACGATAAGAAAATAGACATAGACCCAGAAGCGTTGAAATTTTATTTGAATAAATATCAAATAAGTAAAAAAGATTTTAGAGAAGCTTTGAAATTTAGTCCTGATTTAGTAATAAAAGAAATTGAAAGCATTGAAAAACAAATTAAAGCAGATGGGTGAAGGCATTAATTATCCTAATCTTGATTTTCCGGCAGTTATTGATATAACACTTTATAAAAATAACTATTATGACAATTTACTCATAACAAAATTAAAACGGGACGCAGTTTACGAAGAACAACAGGGTGTTAAAGATACTTATCTAATCGGTGCTGACGATTTTAGAGAAGTTTTATATACATCTTTTATGAAAGAGATAGAAGCAGTGCGTTCATTGCCTTTATCAGACTTGCAAAAGAATGCTACAAGTCTTTATTTTCTTGATAAAATACTCACGAGTTATAATTCACTTAGATTTTTAAAAGTCAATGTTTCCAGAGAGGAGAATTTTTCAAGATTAAATAAAACAGAAAAGGTGCCTGTTATCTTTTTCAATTACAAGATTAGCATGTTGAATATCAGACTGCCTGAAATTTTTACAACCAAGCAAGTTAGAACCATTAATAAGTTTTTCATTGAAAACAGCATTGCCGTATATGATGAATTTTATGGCTACGATCACAGAATATATTTTAGGACTTCTGAGCTTCTAAGTTTTTTACTTTCAAGCGAAGAAAAGGATGGCGCAGCCGATCTATTACTGTCAATTATAGACAATAAGTCAGAATTAGACAACCCTCTTATTATGCTTGCTACCGATTTTGAAATTTAAGCAACTTGTCTATAAATATATAGACAAAGAAGTGCTTATATGACTAATTATATAGTTAATCAATTAGACGAATCTATTATCATTAAACTTTCTGAACCTTATGAAAAGGTTGAGAAAGTTGTGGGATATGTTGATGAGGTTATCGGTGAAGATACAGTAAATAAATTTGAAAGATATTTTAGATGGTCACAAGACAATTCAAATTATTCAGATTGGATTTTAATGACCAATATCAATCTAGAAAATCAAATTATAGATCCCAAGAAGCCTTTCTGGATTGAATATAAGTATACTGTAATAGAACTTGAAACAGGTCATACCATGGAATTTATTTCAATTGCACTTGAAATAGTAACCGATAACGGAATAGTTCGCAATGTAAAACAGGTTAGCATAGACTGTTGTGAACCGGGCTCAATACCAACAGGATGTGCCAACTTAATTATACAAGAGTGCTGTGATGATGACAATACATTTAATCCTTATAGTATGATGAGTAATACTATAGGCATGTTTACACAGCTTACAAACGTCACTAATAATATATTTGGCCACTGTGTCAAATATTTTAAAGTAGATGCAGACCAAAGAAGCCGAGATGTTATATTAAAAGAATATTCTTTATATAATGTTAGTGCAATGAAAGAGATAAAAGTACTTGTTCCTGATAATAATTTTCCAGTAAATGAATTTCAGTTTAATCAATTTGGAATGGAATTTGAAAGTTTTGAAATTCATATTACCAGGGAAGAATTTCAAAATGCATTTGGTGCAAGAACAAGACCCAATGAACGTGATTATATTTACTTTCCATTAGTTGATAGAATGTATGAAATTAATTCTATTGCTTTAGCTGACCCAATTTTCTATAAAGATATTTACTATAAAGCTACTTTACGTAAATACCAGGAGCGTGCAAATGTTACTGCAGATGAAATTATTACACAAGATCTTGATGCACTTACTCTTAGTGTAGATGAACTATTTGATGAGGAGGTAAAAGAAGAGACACTTAAAATAACAAAACCACAGCAGTATAAAACAATAGGCACAGGTGTAAATGATTTTGTTAGAAGTGAACTTTCATCACAGCTTATAATTTCAGATTCTAAAATTAATAATAACTGGACTATTGTTTCTAAAAATTATTACGAATTCAATAAACTAAACCCAGGTGAGCTTGCAGTTAAATATAGACAGCCTGTTAAATTTGCTGATACTGAAGATAGAGCTTTCACATTTTGGTTTCAACCTGTTTTACCGGCCGAAAAGTCTTATACTAATATAGATTCAATAACTGAATATGATGGCAAAGCAGCGTTGGTTATGTCGGCAGAAATGCCATGGCAAGCAGGCGACATTGTCCAAATTAACAACACCGGTAATTATAATGGATATTACCGTATATTACAAATAAACACAGGTAATGAATTTGTAATAGATTTTAATTATGAAAGTATAAGTTCACCAGGAAGTGCAAGAGTTGTTTCAAAGGCATTTTTAATACATGGTTACGATGAACTGCCAAGTGGTTTCTCAGTTGAGTTAACAAGGCAGTATATGATAGTTTCAATAAACAATCTTGACTATTTCTTTTTACACGGCATAACATTTGATAGTAACAAGTGGTATAGTACAGTAATCAATTTATCTAATCTTTTTACATCACTTTCAGTTTATATTTATGAATTAGATAAACCGCTAAATAACATCAATCCTCAATTAGAAACAAGTGCACTTAAACTTTTATATAACAATTTAATTTTTATAAATGATAAAGTTTCTGTTGATTCAGGTGGCTACTGGTCTCTTGTCTCAGGGCCTATTAGATTAACAAACATTAGAATATTTAAGCGTATAATAGAAGAAGAAGCACACAATATAGTATTAAATCAGTATGTTGTAAATGATACTCAATTAGCCGAATTAGTTGATAACGCTATACCTGAGTTACGTCTTTTACGTATACCTAATCCAAGATAAAATGAGTGGAAAAAACAATTACAGAAAAAGATCAGACGAGATAAGATCTTCATTAGATGATATTTTAAATGACGACAGCGTAAACGCTTCTATTGATTCAACACCTTTACCTCCTATTAGAACACAGCCAGCATTTGATTATGTTAAAAAGAAAGATGCTGCCAGCGAAAAGGCTAAAAAGACAATTAATTCTCTTTTAAAATTTTATCTTAGCGAGGAGATAATCGATAATGATGAATACGTTAAAGCTAAAATGAGAATTGAAGAGATGACTTTAGGTAGTCTTCTTTTTCAAATGGAAACGGCTGAACGTGCAATAACAACTTTACTTCAACAAATAGATGACGGTGATGTTTCACCTCGTATGTTTGAGGTTTTAGGTACATTACAAAAGTCTATGTTAGATATCATCAAAAGCCAGACTATGTATATGATAGCAACCGAAGAGGGTGTTAAAAAGCTGGCAAGAGATTATGACGTTTATTCACAGCGCAAGCTTGCCAAGGACGAGGATAGTAAAAAGATACAAGCTGCAACAAACGTTAACAGGGGCACCAAGAACTTAATGATGCAAATACAAAATAACATCAATAAACAAGAGGATTTAGATTCAATAGAAGCTGAACCTCTTAATACTGAAATGGATGACTTCCCCAGTGAAATAGATAATTTCGAGGACTATGACGAATGATTTTTTACCTACATCTTTTAATTCTGAACCTGAAACAGAACAGCAGGACAGAGTAGTCTGGTCGACGGCCGAGGTTCAGCGAATTATAGCAGCACTTGACGAGGGTTATAAAGTCAAGGGTACACCTTTTTACGAGGGTAACATGAGCTATAAGCGTGCTAATATTGTATTTGAATATACAGATGAGGAAATGGAGCATATCAAACGATGCGCTTCTGATATTCTATACTTTGCTGAGCATTTTGCAACTGTTATGACAGACGAAGGTCTTCAGCGAATCAAACTGAGAGACTATCAAAAGGGCATGTTGGTTAGCTTTGTAGAGAACAGGTTTAATGTATGTTTGGCGTCTCGACAAATCGGCAAATGCCTGGCACACGATACAGATATATATATAAGAAAAGAAGGTCGAGAATACATGATTAAAATGTACGAGCTCTGGTACTTAATGGTCAAGAATGCCGAACTACCATTTGCCAATCGATTAATCAACCGTATTAAATACCATTTGTATCGAGCCCATTCTCGTCTAAATAAAATTTATGAATTATTAATAAATATTTTACTTTTTCTTATTCAGACTGTTGAAAAAATTGAATACAGGCATTTTAGTCTTGACCAAGATGACATCAGTAAGAAAATATTAAGTTCATATAATTTACAGGGCTATGAAGTTATGACTGATTCTGGTTTCAAGCCCATGAGTCATCTTCATGTCACGCAGCCTTATGTAAACTGGAATATTAGAACCGCATCTGGTCTTTATCTAAATGCTGCAGATAATCATATAGTATTTAAACAAGGTCTTGTTGATACATTTATTAGAGATTTAAAGCCTGGTGATTTTATACATACTGTAAATGGTGTCGAGGCAGTTACTCATATTGAAAAAGGTCAACATTCAATATCAATGTTTGATGTTACTGTTGATGATGAAAATCATAGATTTTATAGTAATGGCATATTATCGCATAACACTATTTGTTCTGCAATCTTTATTTCCTGGTATCTGCTTTTTAATTTTGATAAAAATGCACTTCTACTTTCAAATAAGGGCGGTACAACCAAGGAAATTCTTGATAAAGTAAAAGCCATTATAGAAAATTTACCTTTCTTTTTAAAGCCAGGTATTTTAAAGAATGATGTCATGAACATGAAATTCGATAATGGCTGTCGAATGGTTGGTCAATCTACAACAGGTAAAGCAGGTATTGGTTTTACTATACATCTTCTTTTCCTGGATGAGTTTGCTCATATACATCATAGCTTTATAAATAGTTTTTATGAAAACGTTTATCCAACGCTTTCATCTTCAAAGGTATCACGTATTATAATTACCAGTACACCTAACGGCTATAATAAATTCTTTGAGATCTATGATGGCGCTGAAAAGAAACTCAATGAATTTTCACCTTATCGCGTCGACTGGTGGCAGGTACCTGGTCGTGATGAAAAATGGAAATTACAGGAGGTTAAAAATCTCGGTAGCGAAGAGGCGTTTAATAGACAGTATGGAAACCAGTTCATGGCTTCCAGCAATCTTCTACTTACAGGTGCTTCAATTAAAAAACTGAGAACAGGACAAAAGAAATTTACATTTGTTGAATTTGAAGAGTTTGAAAGAATTTCAATTGACGTGTCAAGATTTATGGTTTTCAGTCCTGATTATGTTGACGCCGATTTTAAAGATCGTAATAGATACTGGGTCTTTTGTATAGATATTGCAGAAGGCGTAGGAGGTGACTACAGTGTAATCAATATTTTTGAAATAGTACCCATGCAAAAGAAAGACTTTAATAGAATCTTGACACCGAGTTCTATTAATGAGTTCTTTGCACTAAAACAGGCAATTGTTTTTAGAAGCAATGAACACAGTGTAGAGGATTTATCAAAAATTTTATATACATTGGTAATAGATGTCTTCTATCAGGAGAACATCAAAATTGTAATTGAATATAATACCTATGGCTCAACTGTCATCAATCACTTAGCTACAGTCTTTCCTCAGCGAAATGAATTTGACGAGGAAATGGTTGTAAAATTTAAACACAGGCATGATGCCAGAAATACTAAGTTCGGTCTTAAAATTAAACGTGATAATAAACCCATACTCTGTCAAAATCTTAAAAAATCAATTGAGCAAAATAGAATGTTTATAACAGATGATATGACAGTCAATGAGCTGAGTTCATTTGGTAGAACTACAGCAGGTTTATACATGGGGCAAATGGGACATGACGATCATGTTATGACCTGTGTTTCAGCCACTGAATTTTTTGCAACAGTTGACTATTCAGACTTTGTCGAAGAGATACTTGATATCATAGACGAAGACCTGTATGATGCCATGGAAGCTGAACTTGAAAAGACGACCAAGGACAAAGACGGTAATATCTACTACGACATTTACGACATAATTTAGGTTATTAATGACAATAAAAGGGGTGTGAATAACCCACAATATGGTAAAAGCTGTAAAAATCATGCTGCATCGAAGACCAGAATTTTAAAATGTCCAGACGGTGGTGAAATGGTATTTGATGAAGTTGGACCATTGAAGGAATATCTTTATGGCGTTAGTGTTAGTTATAATACATTGAGGCAATATTCTAAAAAAGGTAAAAATTATTGCGGATATTTTCTTGAGGCCAAGAAGATATATAACAAAAATAAAAATAACTAATAACAATGGCATTATCAGCAGAATTATTACAGTTCAAGAGTTCGGGAGTCTACCGACTTGAATTTGACAAGAGCCAGACAGCTACTATTCCTAGCGACCAAATAAGAATGGTGGTAGGTTTCTCTAAAGACGGCCCCTTCAACACGCCGGTATTCGTATCTGACTCTGGATTTTTCACCAATATTTATGGTGACATTGATAGAACACTTGAAAGAAAAGGTTCTTACTTTCACAGAACTGCACTTGCGGCACTTGAAAGAGGTCCAATTCTTGCGCTTAATTTACTGAGACTTAATAACGACTCAGAATCAGGTGACAAGGTTCAATATCAAACATTTTCAGTTAGCGCAACAGGTGTTAACGCAGCAGAGAAGTCTGCACTTTATTCAGGTTTCTACAACAAGGATAAATTCTGGTTTCCACAAGATCTTCCTTTCTTAAATAACATTGGTTCAACAAACACAGGTGTTATTCAAGTTGTAAATCTTAAACAATCTCCAGTAACAGTCTTTATGCGTAAAGCACAAGACGTAAAAGCATTTGATGTGCTTGCTAAACAATGGTATGGTTCTGGTAAAGTACCAGCATTCATGAATGAATTTGATTATATTAGCGACTTCATGATTGACGTGTTTATCGTTGATGGCGACTTTACAAACTATGCATCACTTGCAGTTGATCCAATCTTTGGAGCATTCTTTAATGTAAACGGTCTAATTAAAAGCAAACTTGACAACTTCTTAAATTCACCAAATGTAACTTATCTTGCTAAGTATACAGGATGTCTTATTCCTGACTTCATAGACTTGAACGGTAATAACTTGTTTATTCAAGACATGATTAACTTTGATACAGCTAAGACTGGTATTTTATCAGCAGTAAACAAAGAGGTATTTGATTCAGATTATATTATCAGCGGTACTGAAGATGGTGTCGATTTAGTTGGTCACAATTTAGAAAATAAATTAAATAACGACTCAACTTTTACACAACTTGATTTTATCTCTTATAATAGAGGTTTAAAAGAAGATTACTATTACCAAGCTTCTGAAACAGGTGAAGTAGGAATTGATGTTAATACAGCAGGTGATATTTCTTTTTACCTTACTGCAAGCGGTGAAAGTACAGCAAGTCAAACGCCTCCTAGTGTGGCAACTGCTCAACTACCAGCTTCACTTGGAGCTAACATCGCAAACTATGTAGTTAAAATAAACAAGGATCACCCTGATTATGCTACACTTTTAGAAGACAGGCTTTCAGCTAACGTTGCAGGTGTAGGAATTGGCCAGCGTGCAGTAGGTTCTTATGTTTTAGTTGATAATGGATCAACATATAAATGGGCACCAGTTGTTTCATTGACTGAAGCATCAGGTTATCTATATGTTGGAGTTTCAATTGAAGTTACAGGATATGTTGTATCACTTGAAGCATCACAAGTATGGTTTATTTACGAGCCAAGTGGTTCAGATTATGATGTATCAGCTACAGACTATTTTAAATTTGAGTACGGAAGTCAGACTTACAAAGACTGGAGCGCAGGTGTTATTACCAGTGGCGATGTTGTAAGACTTGCATCTGCACAAGATACCAACGTGTATTTGAATATGACATGGGCACTTAATAATAGCGTATATACAAATGACGGTTCAGCAGCAGGTGCATCAACAGTGCTTTCAGCAGCTTCAACAAATTATTACAATGTACCAGTTGTAGAAATTAAAGGTTATTCAGACGCTGCTCTTACTACAGCTATAAATTTACCTGACTATACAGGTAACAATTATGTTAACTCATCTGCAGTAGTACAAACAAATAAATTCACAGTAATTTCTCTTATTGGCTCACTTAATGAGTCACTTACACTTGCAGCAGTATCACAAATTGCTTTACCAGGTAATGAAGTTTATCTTGATTACACTTCAGCTAACGGAAATATCAGCGTAGGACAATACTTAGTATCTAGTGAATTAGGTCCAAATGGAGAATCTCGCTTAACTAAAGTAAACAAGATTTCTAAGCAAACTGTAAGTAGCATAACCGTTTTACATGTTTATACAGATCAGGATATTTTAATAACTAGCGGAACATCAGTAGAGCGATATAACACAATTGAATCTGTAATAACAGAATATAAATTATTCTCTCTTGCTGGATTTACAATGAATCCTAACTATCATGTTCCTAACGGCACAGAAGATAGAATGAATGAAATTTTTAACGATACAATAGGCGGAGGTACAAATCTCTTTACCGGTCTTATCGATAAAGATCTTATTTCTTATCGTTACATTGTTGATTCATTTGGTTTAGGTATTGAGCCTCAATCTAAATACCAGTTAAGTTATCTTGCTAAGTCTCGTCAAAACGTGCTAGCAATTATTAATGCACCTTCAATGCAAGACTTCCGTGAATCTACTGATCCTAGATTTACTGACGACACCGGAACTCTTCGTACTCGATACATTGCAGAAGGTGGTAGATTAGATTTGAATCCTACAACCACTTATGGTTTACCTAGTATCGCTAATGGTTCTAGCTACAGTGCATATTATTCACCTTATCTAATAATAAGAGACAGAGGTAAGAATTTAGCAGTACCGCCTGCAGGTTATGTTTCTAATAACTTTATTGACAAGTATACAAATGCTTTACCTTGGTCAATAGTAGCAGGTCCACGTAGAGGAGTAGTAGGAGGAAGAGGTCTTATTGGCTTAGAAGTTAACTTTGATAAAAATGACAGAGATAATATCGAGCCATTTGGTTTAAATCCAATTATCTTCCAAAGAGGAATCGGAATTGAAATCCATGGTAATAAAACAGGTCAGCAAAATATCAAGTCTGCACTTTCTAGTGTACATGTTCGTGAAGTATTAATTTACATGCAAGATGGTATTGCTTCTATATTAAAGAACTATACATTTGAATTTAATACACCTCAAACACGTTTAGAAATTAAATCACTTGCAGATAATTTTATGCTAGGTGTTAAACGCGATAACGGTGTCTATGATTTTAAAAATGTAATGGATACGAGCAATAATACGCCTGACGTAATTGATGCTAATATCGGTATACTTGATACCTATGTAGAGCCAGTAAAAGGATTAGAAATACTAGTACATAGAACAACTATCTTGAAGACAGGTTCTATCGCTACAGGTCAATTCTCTTAATGACTTAATATAAAAGCCCAGGTTAAATCTGGGCTTTTATTTAAAATACAACAATATATAAAAATAAACAAATAAAAATGGCAGGTTTACCACATTATAATAACTCTAGCGCAGCTACTCAAAAATATGAACCAGTACAAGGTAATCTCTTTGAAGTTACATTTTTCCCGCCAGCGGGTGTTACAGGTCAATCACTTTTACTTGAACATGTTAATACAGTCGGTGGTTTAAGTGCTCTTAACCCTACTATAGATCCTGTTGGTCAAAAATATAAATTTGCAGACAGGAGCTATGCAGGAATGCCAGCACAAACATTTGTAGATGTTGCTATCAATTTTTCATTAAACTTAAATGATTCAAATCAGAATTATATCTACAAATCTATAAGAGACTGGTATAAAAAAATCTATGATCCAGCAACAGGTGCAATGGGTCTTAAGAAAGATTATAGCGGATCAATTGTAGTCGTTATGTACGATCGTCAAGGAAACATCCACAGAAAGGTAACACTTCTTGATACTTTCCCAACGGGCAATCCAGCAGCATTTGATAGTTTAGATTATAACGCACCAGATCCATTAACATTGGATATTACATTCCGTTGTGATAACTGGATAGATGAAAACAACTAAACAATCTAAATATATAGATTATAAAAACAAAAAAAACAAAATGAAGTACATTAAAACATTTGAAAGCTTCTTGAATGAAAGCTATTTATTTGAAGCCGCTGCCAAAACAGCATACAGGGTTAAAGTTAAAAAGGGTGAACAAACACTGGCTTATCTTGCTGTAAAAGGTTCACCTAATTATAGTCTTGTTCCATCAGTTGCAAAGGCGATAGGTGCTAAAGAAACAGAAATATACTATATTAACCCACCTAAACCTACTATGGATTTAGCAATAGAGGAATTAACATCTGTTGGTAAATTTACCAATGTTAGTGATAAAGAGTTGTCTTCTGAAGGTTTTAAGATGGGCACATATAAGGGACATAAATTTTTAGCAGACATGGCTTCTGATGGCCATGTTCATTGGATTTTTCTCAAAAAAGATCTTGTAGACAAGCTAGCAAGCGAACTTGATTTCATGAACATGAATGAAAGCTATTTATTTGAAGCTAACGAGCTTAATGGCATAAAAAAGATGACTGATATAATAATGAATAGCAGACAGTCAATGCTTACAAAAAAATATGAAAAATTTGTAAACATGACTCTTAAAGACAATAAAGTTTCAAAAATTGAAGATTTAAACCCAGATGGATTAGAAGACTGGATGGTCGATTTAGAAGAACTAATTGATGATTATGGAGGACAAACAGGCATTAAAGAGTACGTTGAAATGATAGAGCGTATAGAACAGCTTGAAAAGGCGATCAAAGACAGCGGTAATAAACAGGCTATAGGTGAATTAGATAAATTAATGAAACCATTTGTAAAACCAGGCAAAACGCTGGATGATATTAATGATGAAGAAAATGTAGCAGACATTCTTTTTATGCTTGAAGAAGACGATGAAGAAAGTCCATTTCTTAAATACGGTATCAAAATGCCAAAAGCGGTTAAGAAAAAGAAATAACTTTAATTTTCAAAAAGGCCCTCTTACTGAGGGCTTTTTATGTCTACAAATATATAGACTATAAAAATAAAAACAAAATGAAGTACATTCATACATTTAAAAACTTCTTAAATGAGGGTAAAAAATCTATAACTATTAAAAAATTATCTGATCCTACTGAACAGCTAGATGAAGATTTACAGAAGATGGCCAATGATATTGAAAGCCTGATTGAGTCAATAAACAATGAATTTTATTCAAAGAAATTTAGAAGAACGTGTCTAGCCGATGTGCTAAACCTTAGCGAATTACTACAAAGTAAAATAGAAGGTAAAACCTTTAAAAAGTCTAAACCTGTGATGGCAGACGACTTTAGAGGGTTTAGCAATGATGATCTGGAAGAAAGATTTGAAGATGCAGCTGACAGTATTGATGTACGTATTCAACCAATGCTTGCTATTGAATCAATGGATATTAAACAAGAATGCCTAACTCTCATGGAACAATTTATCGATAAATGGGATATTATGATCGAAAAGGAAGATAAGAAAAATTAATTATAAAAAGTAAGACCTGTCAGTTAACAGGTCTTTTTTATGTCTGCTGACCAATATATACTATGTTAGTATAATACTATAAATAAATTTAAAATGAGTGGAAAAAGAAAAACTTACAGAACGTGTACAAGTCCTACTTTCAATAGAAGATCTACAAGATCTATATCTTATACTAAATAGAAAGTCTCTTGAAAAAAATATAAAACCCGAAACAGTTTCAAGCTGTATACGTAAAATAACAAAAAAATTCATTAACGAAAACAAGTAACATGGCAGATGAAAATTTAAACCCAGATGAAATGAAAAAAATCATTGAAGAACAAGAAAAGCAAGTGCATATAGATGATCCTTATATTGCTACAGCAAATCAAATGTCCGAATCAGCAAAGACACAGGGCTTAGGTAAAGTTAATCTAGGAAGAAGAGATGGCGAAGATGTCAATTCAGATATCTTATTGGGCTACCACACTGTCTTTACAGAAGATATGCCATCAGGAGGCTTATTTTATCCAGTTGATGTAGAAATACAAATCAGGCCAGCCAAAGTCGCAGAGATTAGACATTTTTCAACATTACAAGAGCGAGATCTTTTTGACATTGACGATAAGCTAAATAATATTATACAGAATTGTACTAAAATAAAAACTAAAACCAGGGTAATGAGCTGGAAAGATATTTTAGAAGAGGATAGAATTTTCTTGATTCTTGCTATACGTGCTCTTACTTTTAGTAAAGGTGAAAATAAATTACAGGTAAAAAAGAATTGTGCTGATTGTAATACAGAAAACGAAATTGAAATCGCTAATAGAAATTTACAGTTCAATACAATACCTGAAGACTTGATGAAATACCATGATGAATTCGAAAGAGTACTTTCAATTCAAACCAAGTCTTGTGGCGTTATTAAAATGAAACCACCTACAATTGGTGTAATGCAAGCTGTTACTAAATACATTCGTGAAAAAGAAAGAAACGGTGAAAACTGGGACAAATCACATATTCAAATACTTCCCTATATCAGACATGAGTGGAGAAACTTTACTGACAAAGATATATTTAATAGTGAAGTAGAATTCCAGGGATGGGGTGATACTAAGTATACACTTCATTATCGCTTGGCTGAACAGATTAAAGTAGGTGTTAAACCAGATGTAAGATGTAGTTGTAAAGCTTGTGGCGCTGAGGTCGCCGCAGCAATAAACTTTCAAGGCGGAATCAAAGATCTTTTCGTTGTTTCAGATATCTCTGGAGAACTTCTTTAAAACTAAATTCTATCTATATCATTACCTAAGGTTACAGTCTTCAGAAATTGAAGACTGGCCTTATTATGAACTTGAGTATACCTTAGAAAACTTAAAAGACTTCTTGGAAAAGAAAAAGAAAGGTGAAGAAGAGGAAAATGATAAGTATAAAAATGACTCATCATATAGAAAGCAAAAAACTGATGTTGGCAAGTCAATAAATACACCAAAGATGCCAAGCGCTCCAAGGATTAGTGCACCTAGTTTTAGAGCGCCCAAAAAATTCTAATATTTAATGGCTTTCAGTGCAATTAAAAACCCATTCGAGAATCTTTCCATACAGAACCAGGAAAAAATGGTTAAAAGCTTATCTGAAATAAAGGACTACTTTATTTCCGGTAATTCAATTGTCGAGTCTATTAATGAAATAGGTAATTACTTAAAAACATTTGTTAGCAACCAGACTAAAATACTGGACTTTTTAACTAAAAAGGATGCCAAGCAGCTTAGTTCTAAAGATCAGCAGGAAATGGTTAAAACAGCTAAGCTATTAGGGCCTGGTCTAAAATTAATTGTAGACGCTATACAGACCTATTCTAAAATACCTGAAGAAGCAGTTGATAAATTTGTATTAGGTATAGAAAAAATAGGAGATGCATTTAAAAAGCTTTCATCTCTTAACAAGGCTATAGAAAGCGGCGCAGAAGCACTAATATCACTTGGTAAATCAATATTTTGGTTCGGTGTATTAATGATATTGTCATTACCTGTTTATTTATTAGCTGCAGTGGCCGGTCCAATTGTCATGTTGGTTGTAGCTGGTCTTGTTTGGTTATTTGTTAATACTGTTGGTAAATATGCCGATGATATTGAAAGTGGTTCTAAGAATCTTATGTATATGGCTGCTAGTATAATACTATTCGGTATTGCAATTCTAGTAGCAGCACAACTATATGGTCAAATATTGGCAGGCATTCTTGGTATTTTAGCAATATACGCTGTCATAACCATGACAGTATTCTTTTTTACATTTATTTCAAAATACATTAAAGATATAAAAAGCGGCGCAGAAATGCTCGGTGTAATGGCTCTTGTATTATTAGGATTTGGTTTAATTTTATTATTAGCCAGTCTTGTGTATGCACAGCTCTGGGTAGGTATGCTAGGTGTTCTTGCTATATTTCTTACAATTGCAATAGTAGTTGGCCTTATGATCCTGTTAGACAAGCTTTCAGATACTATTTATGACGGTGTAAAAGCACTCGGTATTATGGTTTTAATTATATTTGCCGTAGGTATTTTGCTTTTATTAGCAACGATTACGTATGGTAAATTAGTCGAAGGCCTAGTTGCATCCTGGCCTATACTTGTAGTAATAGGAGCATTAGTAGCTCTTATGTTTGCAATAAATTCGATGAAAGGTAATATTTATCAAGGTGCATTAGCATTATTTGTCATGGTAGCGGCAGTTGGTTTAGTAGGTTTAATATTATATTTAATAAGTGGCTATGCCAAAGAAATGGAAGCAGGATTAGGAGCAAGCTGGCCTATACTAATATTACTAGGCGCTTTAGTAGTTATAATGTATGGCTTGTCGAAGGTTAAGGGCGATCTGATACAGGGTGCAATTGCACTGGGTGCAATTTCAGTTTCTTTATTAATTTTAGCTGCAGCTTTATATGTTTTTACCAGCTCCGGGTTTGGTTTAGGTGATGCAGTAGTACTTACTGCTTTAATAATAGCACTTGGTACAATAGGTACAGTACTCGGTGCATTAATGGAAGCAGGCGGCCTTCCTCTGCTTGGTGCTGTAGCAATGACAGCAATAGGTTTATCATTATTACCACTCACAGCAGCTCTTGTAATTTATAAAAATAGTAAAATAGAAACTGAAGATATAGTTGTGTTCGGTTTACTTATAGTTGCACTTGCATTTCTTGCTACCGAGTTAGGTGGATTAATGTTGTTTGGAGGTCTTCCTTTACTTGGCGCTGCAGCGATGGGAGCAATAGGATTGGCACTTATTCCTTTCACTAAATCTTTGCTCACTTATAAAAATTCAAAATTTAATGAAACTGATGCAGAAAATTTCATTGCAGTATTAGAAAAAATAATAACAGGCTTAGTAACAACATTTACAGATCTTTCATTAAATCAATTATATAAATTAAGAACAGGCATATCAGCATTAACAGGTGTAGGAAATGTAATGACCAGTCTTGCTATAGGCATTCAAAATTTTGCTAATATGAAATTCATAGAATATGAAGTTGTTAAGAATAAAGACGGAATGGCTGTGATACAGCCTAAATCTATAAATAAGCTTAGTGATACTGATATACAAAATGCAGGACTTAATTTTGGAAAAGTTATAGATGCTATAGTAGATCCATTGAGAAAAGTTGGAGAAGCAGAAGCCGCAGGTGATAGCTGGTTCAGCGGAGGGTATATTTCAAAGGGTATTAAAGCTCTTACAGGTATTGGAGGTATTATGACAGGTCTGGCACAAGGTGTTCAAGCCTTTGCTAATATGACCTTCACTACATTTAAAGTTGTTGGTACAGGCGCTGACACCAAAATAGTGCCAGCATCTATTGAACAGATCGATATGGACGTAGTTATACCACGTGTTGTATCAACATTTGAAAAGGTAGTTACTGCAATGAAAATACCTTTATATAATATTGGTATGCGTGAAGGCACAAGTGGTGGTATTTTCAGTGATGGTTATATTTCAAAGGGTATTAAAGCATTAACAGGAGTAGGAGCAGTAATGACAGATCTTGCAAAAGGTGTACAGGGATTTGCTAATCTTACTTTTCAAAAATATAAGCTTGATGAAAAGAGTGGTAAATTAGTACTAGATGGTAGCCCACAGACAATGGGTGAAACAGAAATACTTAAAGCAAAAGTTCAATTTAGAAGAGTAATTGATGCAATTCTAGATCCTGTAATACAGGCTGGTTTAAAATTTATACTAAATAAAGATGCTATAGAGTCTTTCAGTGAATTTATGCCAAGTGTAAGTAAAATCATTAGTACACTTTCTGAAAATGTTAAACAGTTTGCTACAGCAGATCCTATTAAAGCAGGCGTAAATTTCAAATACTTCTTAAATGGCATTCTTGACATATTTAAAAATGAGGATAACATGGTAGCAGGCATAAGATTTAAGACATTTGCTTCTAATGCTGATATATTAATTAAAGGTGCAGATAAATTAGAAAAAGTAGCTGAATCATTTGAGCGTGTTGCAGATTCGTTTGGTGTGATGAAAGATCATATCAATGGAATGGAAATAGAAAGACTTACTCAGGTTACTAAACTAATGGGCTTCTTAGATGGATTGGCAAATGGAGAATCCGATGATATTGTTGCAGATGTAGGTAGTGCCATAACAAAAGGCATGGAATCTCTTAAAGATATTTTAGAAGAGATTAAAGACCAACTGGGTACTGCACAAAATGAACCTGGCTTACTTGATAAAGCAGCAAATGCACTTGGCATCGGTCCTGGTACATCATCTAAACCTGAGCCCGCTAAAGCCAAACCAGAAGCGGCACAGAATACACAGGGCATGGAACAGGTTGTTACAGCTATTAATAATCTTAAGACAACATTAATTGATACTGGTATTAAGGTTAACGCTAATGCATTTGATACATTATTTAGAAGAAGTTAACGATATTTTTTAAACAATATATAGATTGCACATATAAAAAATAAAATAAAATATGAAAAAGTTATTTACACTCTTATCAATCTCTTTGTTACTTACTGTAACTTCATGCTCTACAAAAAGCGACGAAACATCTACTACTACTGACAGTCTTTCAATTTCAGTTGCTGACACTGTTAACGCAGTAGATACTGCTTCAGTAGATACTGTTAAGTAAATTAAAATTTATTTCTTAAAAGGTCTGCACGCTTTAGTGTAGCCTATTTCAAGCGACCCCGTAAGGTCGCTTTTTTATTTATGTAATATGAAACATCATTCACTTTTTTCATAAAACTTATATGAATAAGCGAATAATACTTTGCGGTCCAGCTGCATCTGGTAAAGACTATCTTAGGAAAAAGATGGAGTCTAAAAATTTCAAATATGCAGTACTTTATACAACAAGGCCCGCAAGACAAGGCGAGATAAACGGCAAAGATTATTACTTCATCGATACAACAGAAGCCTCTGACATGATTGAAAGGGGATCTTTTTATGAATATGTAACATTTAATGGCTGGATATATGGTATTACAAATAAACAGTGGCTACAGAAAGGTGGCGAAGACCTCTTTATAATGACACCTTTGTCTATCAAGAACATATCAGAAGAAGATAGAAGTCAGTGTTTTATAATTTATATTGACATGCATGTAGATATAAGACGAAATCGTTTATCTAATAGACAAATGCCAGGCGATAGTCTTGAAAGACGCATTCAAGCAGATGAACAGGATTTTGAAAATTTCAAAGATTATGATGTTAGAATTACTAACCCAGGCTTCTGAAACACAAACCAATAATACGTTATAAAAATAAAATTAAATATAAAATGGCTAAAAAGAAAAAAGAACAAGAAGTAGCTGCTGAAACCAATGCAGATGTAAAAATGACACTTTTACAATCAATTGAAGTAAAAGATTACAGTGAGGATTTTTTAAATTCTGAACAAGAGCGTTATAGTAAACTTGCTAATGAATTCGGTAATTTATTAAAAACAAAATCCTATGTTGTAAAAGTTGATGATATCAAAGATGCAAAATCTTTGCTTAAACATCTTGAAAAAAATGTAAAATGGAATCATTCAGATGCGCCTATTTTCATTGCAGCTTACCAAAAATTAAAAGAAGCAATTTCCAAAGGCTTAGATGAAAACGGTGACTTGTTAATTGAAGGTCCTGTATTAAATGGAATCTATCAGATCTTGATTAAAACTGAAGGAGTTGGTTATTTTGAAGTTCGCGATTATATGTCACTTCTTGCAAACGTTGGTCAAGGTTTAAGTGAAGGTATGCGTGCTTTAATGGAAGATCAAAATGAATTAAGAAACATTCACACTAACTTAAGTACTTTAGATAACGAGCGCGCTGCGCGTTCTATGGGTATTGAAGTTGAAGAATTAGAAAAAGCCGAAAACTAATATGATTATTTTTATTGAGGGAGTCTCGGCTGTCGGAAAAACTACACTTATCAACAAATATATCCAGCAATACAATAACAGCGCCGTCCGATTCAAAGGATCAGGCGCTGTTAATGTTGGTATGCAATCAAGATGGCAAGAATATAATTTCTGGATGCATAATATTATAGAACGCATGGATCAGCTCAATGATTATAAAATTCCAATACTTTGGGATAGAGGATTAACAGATGTTGTCTATACTGAAGATGCTAACTATTCAGCTGAGCTTTTACGCGTTATTAAATCACATATCAATAAAGCAGTTGTTTATATAGATGCACCTGTGACTAAATTAAATAATAGAAACACAAAAGAGGGTCACGAAATACAAAAACATAAAGAGCGCTATGAGGATGTGATACAAAGCTTTATTTGCCATAGAATAGTTTTGTCAGGAGATTGTTTAATAACTGATGAACATGCTTTTGGCCTTAATGAATTTATTAAATCACTTCAATGAGTTTAAAAAAAGACTATAAAGAAATTATAAAGCGCGTTAATTCATTACGACGCATACAGCCGACAGGAGACTTAAATAAGAAGATAAAGCGAGTTGCAGTTATCTTAACAGGTTCAAGATCAGGTTCAAGTTTAATGAAGACGGTTGTGTCTAGAAGCAATGATGTTGCATATCTTTCAGGAGAAGAGGAGCCTTTCTATATTTTGTCCAGTAATGGTTTTCCTTGGTCAAGTGATAGTGATGCATTTAGCACAGTTAAAAACAAACAGCTACTTTTAGATAACATATTCGATGACCTTGGTATAAATGATCGAGTATTTAATCTTTCAAAAATTTTAAAAGATTGGCGCAATAGAATTCTTTTACAATTTCCAGATATCAGCGATGAGGTTATTGACTATGTTTTGCCAAAATACGTTTATAAATTCTACAGTGAAGGTTTAGATTATGAAGAAGCATCACAGAAATTGCTTTTCACTTTATTTAAAGAAAAGGCCAGTCTTTTTGATATCTGTATAGGTTCACATGACTTTGCTGATCAGCGATTTAAAATTGAAGAGCCTCCTTTTGTAATACCACCATTACGTCAACAGTTCAGTGAAAGTGATATTAATAAAGTTCTTATTTTTAAAACACCACAGGACTGTTACAGAATAGGCGTCTTTGAAGAATTATTTCCAAATGCAGAAATAAAATATATTCACTTGACCAGAGGTTTTGCACAAACCATTAACGGGCTCATGGATGGCTGGCTTTCAGATACTGGCTTTTTTGCACATGACGTTACCTTGAATAATATTGAACTAAACATTAAAAATTATTCAGATGTTAAAGCCTATGGTAAAAAATGGTGGAAGTTTGATTTACCGCCAAACTGGCAAGAATATATTAATGCACCTTTGCACGAGGTTTGCTTGAATCAGTGGCGGTCTGCGCATACTCATATCTTAAACTCCGGCAAAGACATGTTACATGTAAGATTTGAAGATTTTTTAACAGATCCGCAACAGACTGTAAATAAAATTACAGAGTATCTTGGAATAGGTCAAATCAATGCCGACAATCTTCCTATAGTTATGGCATCAGAAAAGCCAGACAAGTATCGTTGGCTGAAAAGACGTGCTTTAATTGATGAACTTTCTCAGAGAAGTGACGTAAAAGAATTGATGAATAATTTAACTTACAAAATGGAGCCTGAAACATGGGTATAAAAACAGAAACAGAAGATGTTGACTTAAAATTTGAATTTGGCTATTCAAACGAATATGACAAATTAGAGTCAGCAATGCTACATATTCCACGTAGAAATGAAATTGAATACACGGATCCTAAAAAAGCCATGTATAAAAGCATTCCTAATTATGAAAAATTATTGGAAGAAGTTGATGCATATAGAACAAAGCTTATTTCATTAGGTGTTCAAGTCTATGATGATTTATATTTTCATGAAACTGAAATGCGTTCTTTTCCAAATCAAGTTTATATGAGGGACCTGGCAGTCATAATGCCAGACTCAATTATACTTGCTAATCCTAAATATGATATCAGAAAGGGTGAAGAAAAAAATCTTCTTGAATTATTAAGACACTGGGGTTATACTGGTCGTATTATTGAATTAGCAAACACTGTAAACATGGAAGGCGCTGATTTTTTCTGGCTTTCAAAATCTGAAGTTTTAATTTCAGTTGGTAATAGAACAAGTCAAGACTTTGTTAATATTTTTAAATTCTTTTACCCAAATATCAAAGTCAATGTAGTTGAGGCCGCTCCTGAAGGTATCCCGCAACATATTCTTGGAGGTGCACATATAATATCAAAAGACACAATCATACAGCGTAAGTCTATTATAAAACATGATTTAGGCTTTAAAAATACTATTATTCTAGACGAAACAGATGAGGTCGTAAATGGTTATGCTATGAATATTGTTACACTGGGACCAAATGAAATAATTATGCCAGAAGGTAATCCAATAACAAAAGCAATTTATGAAGCACATGGTATAACTGTACATACGACGCCAATGTATGAATTAGGTAAGATGGGAGGTTGTGCTGCATGTTGTACACTGCCTATTAAAAGATCTAAGAAATAAACAGACAAGTATAAAAATATCTAATATGAATATATCACTTAAATACAGAGAGGTCGAAAATGCAATGCAAGCATACTCCTATTTCAAAGAGGTTATTGCTACTGATGGTTCAAGGGTAACAAGCAGAAATGAATTAACCAAAGAGGCTTTAAATGTTGCAGTGTTAATCAAAAATATCAAAGACAGAGTAGTACCTATTCCAAGCTTTAAACACAATTTCATTTTACAGGAGACATTTGACATCCTTAATGAAAACCAGCCACGTGTCATGCATTCAAAAGAAATGCTTGAGAAGACAATGGGCAATAGTAAAAATATCTTTTTCTTTGGGAATGAAATGCGCCAGGCTTTTAGCAGATGGTCACTTTATAGAATTAAGAATTTACTTGAAAGTGATAAGTACACCAGAAAAGCTATACTGGACCTGGGTACAAGGCGACCAGTGCTGCATGCACCTTGCATGATTTATGCTCATTTTATTATCAGAAATGATGAACTGCACATGATTGCTGAAACACGAGGCACTGAAATATCAGTAGGCTTTGTAAATGATATTTATTTCTATACAGTAGTTCAAGAAATAATGTATGGCTGGCTTTTAGAAAAATATCCTGACCTCAAATTAGGTACATTTCTTTATAAGACAACCTCTTTGCACTATTTTGATAGTATAAAAGGACCGGTTTGGCCACAGGAGTTTACAGAATATAATACCAAAGAACCTGAAATGGGTACATTAACATACAATCAATATGTAAGAGAAATGGGTACATTATACTATCACGTCGATCAGGTTTTTAAAGCAAGAGAAGTTGATGATATAGACAGCGGTGTTATTAGTACATATAATGATATAGTAAAACCTGATGCCAATCAATTCTTATCGCCTTTTTTCTATGAGTGGGCTAATAAATTAACAACGTTTTAATATGAAAGATACAAATTATTACAAAACCATCTGTAAAGATGGCAAATATTTTTTTACAAAAATAAAAGACAGTAATATAGATTTAAGAAGTTTTGTTTTTCAAACATACCTAAGCAATAATCTGACTGATAGTTTTAATATTTGTAAGCCTATTAAAATTACAACAGACGGAATTGAATGCCATCTCAGATATGAGTATCTACCCGAAATAGAAGTATGCATTGATGACAATGCAATAAGACAGCTAGGTGAATATACTGCTAAATTACATAATTTCTGTGCTGAACATGTTGATAAAATAAATTTACCTACAAAGAACAGGGTCTTTGCAATGGGTCATTGGGAAGATATTGAAAGTAGCCCATTAAAAAATGAAGCGTTTAAACAAAGGGTAAAGATTATAAAAAAACTAGATCTTTATGATACTTCACATCTTCTTATACCAGTACACAGAGATTTGAAATTACGTAATATACTCTTTGACGGCAAGACTTTCAATCTTATAGATTTTGATTTTGCAGCCATTGATGATATAAGTATTGAAATTGGTTCTTTTATATCTGACATGTTTTATGAACATAGAAAGCTTGACATGATAAAACATTTTATTAAAGGATATAAGTCAAATTCTACACTTGATATAAACTGGTCAACTGTCATGAATAACTATTTAATTTATATGTGTTGTAATACCTTTCCGTTTTATATGAAAGATACAATATCAGACCGTGATTTTAAAAGCCTGGTAAAAGAGAGAAATGATAAACTTTCTTTAATAACATTATTTAAAAACTCAATCGATGAAATTATACAAGGGTAATTCGTTTGCTGAAGTTTACAAAGCTTCGCTTACAGACTTAATTAGAAACCCAGAATATAGTGTATCTCCCAGGGGATTAAAGATAAATGAAAGCATGAATGTTGTACATGTTGTCGAGAACCCAGTACTGTGTCTTTATGAAAATGAAAAAAGATCCAGTCAGCTTAAATACATTGCAGCTGAAACTGTTTATTACTTTTCAGGACGACGTGACCTGGGTTTCATTAGTAGATTTGCACCATTCTGGAATCAAATAGCAAATGACGACAGAACAGTAAATTCTGCTTATGGTAATTTGATTTTCAATGAAGTATGTGAAGGTGGTTTAACACAATGGCAATGGGCATATAATTCTTTAATACATGATAAAGACACACGACAGGCCATTTTGCTTTTTAATAAGCCAAACTATCAGTATTACGGTAATAAAGACTTTATATGTACACTGAATGGCGTCTTTAATATAAGAGACAATAAGTTAAACTTCACAGTACAGATGCGCTCTAATGATGCAATACTAGGTACAGCTACAGACTTTTCTTTCTTTTGTCTTTTGCAAATGCAAATGCTTAAATTGCTCAAGATGGATAAATATCCTGAACTTGAACTGGGTTCATTTACACATATAGCCAATTCTTATCATGTATATGAAAGACATTTTGAACTAATCGAAGAAATGATATCTTCTGATTTTAAACCTACCGGCTTTCCTGAAATAGTAAATAATTTTATTAAACCAGATGGCAAGCCAACGGCGGAGTTAGATAAATTAATAGAAGCAGTAGACATTAAAAATATTAATTATGAAACAACAGACAGATTATACAACTGGATATTTACCAAAACAACAAGGTAAAATTTTTGTGACCAGTGATACCTTTTTTGGTAGAAAGAAATCGGCTACTGCTCGTGGGTTTAGCAGCACAGAAGAAATGAATGAAGCCATGGTCAATATATGGAACAGTAAAGTTAATCATGAAGACGTAGTTATTCATCTTGGTAATTTTGCATGGACCTGTGATGATGTTGAAATCATATATAATAAATTAAATGGTGAAATTTTATTTATGATAGCAGAACACGATCAAAGCCTTCTTGACCTTAAAGAAGCTGGTGCAGATCTTGCCATACTTGAAAATGCCATATACACCCATGAAAATGTTGTATTTTGTCACTGGCCTCTTGAAGAATGGCCTGGTAAAAAGCTAGACAAATTTCATTTTCACGGTCACCTATCTTCTAATATTAAGTCAAATATCAAGCAACTGCAACGTTTAAATGTGTGCTGTGATAACTGGAACCTTGCACCAATTGACGTTAAAGATACCCTGGAATTACTAAAAGATTTTAAATAAAGTTTTCGACAAAATACTTTTTGTTTACAAAAACATTTGTTATATTTGTTAAAAACAATATAACAAATGAACAAAGAAACTTCAAAAACACTCATGCTTGATTTTCAAGCAACTCGCAGCCACAGTTCATTTACCAAGCTACACAAGAAGCTTACACCTGGGCTTAAACATTATATTAGAGGTATAGTTAAAGACAGTGATGTAACCGAAGACCTGTTGGCTAATACATTCCTTAAAATCTATACTAAAATAGAACAATATGACCCACGATGGCAAGCTTCAACTTGGTCATATACAATAGCACACCGCGAATGTTTAAGATGGATTAAAAAGGAAAGAAATCCCAGAGTTTCACTTTCGTTTTTCAATGACAATGGTTCTGAAGCAATTTATGATAATGATGATATTAAAGTTTCAAATAGCAGAAATGTTAGCGAAGACCATGAAGAAATGAAAATAGAGTCAGATTATGTACAGGCAGATATTTTATTATCTGAGCAGTTCGAGTGTGCTACTAAATCAATCCAGAAACTAAAGCCCATGTACAGAGATGTGCTGCAAGATAATTTGATAAACGGCATGAAATATCGTGAAATATCAGATAAATACAATTTGCCGTTACAGACTATTAAAAATAGAATAAGACGTGCTAAACAACTTGTTGCAGACATGATAGTCGATCAATTTGGAGAAGTCAATATATAAAAAAACAAAAATAACCATATAAAATGTTTAAGAATTTTAAATCATTTTTACAAGAGGCCGAAGGCCAAGAAGGTGCTGAAACTAAAAGCACAGAGGATTCAACAATGCCAGGCTCTGATCCAGCGCTAGTTGAATTTAAAAGTACAATAGAGGGTCTTAAAGTAGAGTGCGAAGCACTTCTTTCGCATATCAGTATGTTAGACGTTGCTGATCAGGCCACAGATCCTAATAAACAAAAACAAGCAGCATCTTTAGCGCTTTCGAATATTAAAAAATCTAAAGATAAAATTCAAAAAGCATTGGTAGAAATTAAAAAAGGATTTGCTGCAGCATTTGCTGAAGGCGGTAATATAAAATCAGGTCAAAATGAATCAGCAATGGAAATGTATAATGGACCAGGTGAAAGAACCAAAAAAGCCGGAAATGCAATTGATGCTTTAGTAAAACAACTTAAGTCTGCAAAAAACCATGAAGAAATGGAGAGAATACAAAGAAAGATAGATATTGCTATAAGTAAATTCGTGACAACTTCTAGCGAAGAGCATGATGAATATGAAGAAGAAATTTAAAACCCGTTTTTAATCAACCCCATTTAATTGAAATATTAGGCCGGCATTAGCTGGCCTTTTTATATGTCTAGTCAAAGAAAACACAGAAGTCTTTAGCTTCTGTGATGAATTTGGTAATTATACTAAAAACATCAAAAAAGTTTAAAAAATCAAAAAGAGAGATTAAAACTTTAATATATATACTATAAACAAAAATAGTATTAAAATGTTAAAGTCGTTTAAATATAAGATTAAACCTAATGAAGAACAGATTGTTTTACTCAATAAACATTTTGGATCTGTTAGATTTGTCTATAATCATTATTTAAATGAGCGTAAAGTTGAGTATGAAACTAATAAACAAACACTAAACTATTATGATAACGCAAATTCTTTAACCAAGTTAAAAAAGTTAGAAGAATTTAAGTGGTTAAAAGAAATATCTTCCCAATCTCTTCAATATTCACTTAAATGTTTAGATGGTTCCTATAATGGATTCTTTAAGGGAAGGACTAAATTTCCTAGATTCAAATCTAAACATGATAGTAATTCTTTCTGTGTTCCTCAATATACTAAAGTTAAAGATGGTAAATTAATAATCCCAAAGTTCAAAGACCCTATCAAAATGATCCAAGATAGAAAATTCAAAGGGGAAATTAGACAATGTACATTGTCTAAAACACCTAAAAATGAATACTTTGTAAGTATCCTTGTTGAAACAGAACATAAGAAGTTTGATAAGACTGGTAAAGAAGTTGGTATTGATTTGGGAATTAAAGATTTCGCCATAACTAGTGATGGTTATAAATATAAAAACAATAGATTTACAAAAACTTATGCTAAAAAATTAAAAGAAAATCAACAACATTTAAGTAGAAAAGTTAAAGGAAGTAATAGATATAAAGAACAAAAATTAAAAGTAGCTAAACTACACAAGAAGATAACCAATTCTCGTTTAGACAACCTACATAAAGTGTCCACAGAATTAATAAAAAAATATGATGTAATATATCTTGAAGATCTAAACATCAAGGGAATGATTAAAAATCATAAATTATCTAAACATATATCTGATGTTTCATGGGGTAAATTTGTTACTTTGCTGGAATATAAAGCTAACTGGAACGATAAGAAGATTGTTAAAATTGATAGATTTTTCCCATCTAGCAAGCAATGTAATAATTGTGGATATATTAATAATAATCTAAAATTAGACATAAGAGAATGGACTTGTCCATCTTGTAAATCTAAATTAGATAGAGATTTTAATGCAAGTAAAAATATCCTTAAAGAAGGAATTAAAATATCGTTAGGGACTAACGATTACAGACGTGGAGATGAAATAAGACCAGTTTTAACTGGCGCAATCGGTGAAACGTCCAAAAAGAAGGTGCAAAAGTCACCGGAAACACATTAGTCTTTAGCTAATGTGTAGTTCATTGTTGAAACTTTAACTAAAAATCAAGTATAAAAACCATGTATTTAATAGAACTATATCAAGATATAAAGGTGTGGAGGAGGTATTATAAAATAACCAAGAAAAACTCTAAACTACTTTCAGAAAATGGACTCAGAGTTGACATGCTGGGTAGAATTTATACAGTTGTCAATGTAACAGAAGAGGCTTCACAGTTACCCAATATCGAAATGTGGGTTCTACAACAACTTAATCCATATAATAAAGTTTTACTTGAATTGGGTATTGCAGACTATTCATTTCCAGAAGTTTCAAAAATAGATGAGCCGGGCACAGATGCATATCTGGTTGTAATGTACCCTGAACTTAATAACATTAATATCTGGCGCATAATTATTGAAATAGCAAAATGGTTTGGTATTTTTGTAGTATGTAAAGTTATTTTTAATGTCATGATAGACTATGATATATTAAAAAGCATAACGTCTTTTTTCAATAGGTATGTATAATATTAAAAGAGTAAGTCTTCTTGGTAAAAGATTTTACGAAGTAGAAGGATGTGGTGTTTTTCCAAGTGTTACCACTGTGCTATCAACTACAGGCGATAAATCAGGTTTAGAACGCTGGAAAAAAAGAGTAGGACAACAAGAAGCCGAGCGTATAGCTAAAGAGGCTACAGAACGTGGCAGTGTAATGCATAAGCACTTGGAAATTTATCTGGGTCAAGATTTAACGCAAGATAAAGAAAATTTACTTAAGTCATCTAAAGATCTAGCAGGTACAGATGCTGAAATTAATAGTTTCAATGACAAAGCCAAAGACCTGGGCCAGGATCTGTTTATGAAATTTTATAAGAATAGTGATTTTTTTCCAACAATAGAAAATACTATTTTTCAGGAAAAATTTTTGTGGTTTAATAAAGATAGTTTGGGTTATGCCGGAACTGTTGATAACTTTAGCTTACTTAAAGATGGTTCAAGAAAGGTCATAGATTTCAAGACAGCTAAAAAACCAAAGAATGACAGCTGGATTATTGATTATAAATTACAAGTTGCTGCATATTCTATTGCTATTTGGCAAAGACATGGTATCAAACCTGACGGTGCTGAAATTTGGATAGCAAATGAAATTGATGATGTGCCACAGAAATTTGTACTTAGTTTCGATGAGCTTAGATTCTTTTTTGAATTGTTTATGCAGCGGTTGAAAAGATTCGAAGATATAAAAAGGGAAGCAGAAGCAGCAGGAGTCAATATATAATAAAAATAAATTAACTCATGTTTGTAAAGAAATTCAATCAGTTTATTCTGGAAAAACAGACAGATGAAAAACTGGTTAAGAAAGTAAAAACAGAAATGCAAACGGAAATGGGAGAATGCCCCCGTTGTGGTCGATCTTTTCATGATTGCATGTGTTCAGAAAGGGATTATTACAGTACAGTAAATGCCTACAGAACACCTCCAGGTAAAAAACTTAAATCTAAATAACATGCTTAATAAATTTTTAACAGACAGTAATTGGAAAACTGCGATAACATTTTTAATCGCATTGCTTTTTGTACAACATTGTTCAACTTGCAATAAGATAAAAGATCTTAAAAAACAAAATGCCGCACTGGCAGCCAAGATTGATAGTGCTAGAAATCCACTTTCAGAAAGTGAAACAAAAGATATTATTGAAAAAGTTATGTTTGACTTTTTAATATATGAAGACGATCTTGATAAAGGCAAGACAAACTTAACAGATGTTAAAACCAAAATTGAAAAATGATAATAGTAACAGAGTTGATATTAAATATGTTAAAAAACTGGATTAAAAGCCCTTTTAATGAGGAGCATAAAAACAAGACATTTACACTTGTAATAATCGTTCTTGCTCTTTTGTTACTTAAAAGTTGTAAAAGCAATATTGACTACAAAACAAAGATTGAACATCAACAAAAAGTTAGCCAGAATAATTACAGTGCACTAAACGGCAAAGTTGAAATCTTGAAAAACAAAAATAGTGAATTAGTAGCCACTAGGACAATTTTATATACAAGTGCTGAAGAACTTAAAACACTGAATAGTAAGCTTTCAAAAGAATTAGAAAAAGAAAAAGGACGGGTTAAAACGATTATTGATGTACAGACTGTGTACGAGCCGGTTCCTGTTTCAGTACCTAACACAGTAGAGAGTTATGGTTCTGGTAAATATGGACTTCATTTTAATAGCACATACAGGGATTCAGGCGTTTACAGCGTAATTGAAGGTGTTAGTAAATTCAATATAAGTGATAATAAAATCAATCCAGATTCTACCAAGATACTTAAAAATAGTTTACAAATTGATGTAATATACGGCATCAGGGAACGTAATAACAGGATAGAAGTATTTGCCAAAAGCCTTTCGCCAAATATTTCATTTAAAGACATACAAGGTGCTTATATTACAGATAAAAAATCTGGAGGTATTCTACCGCCAGATACACCTACACCTAAAACATATAAATGGAATTTTGGGCCACAGATTGCATATAACTATATTATAACAGAAGGCAGGCATGCTTTTAGGGCATTTGGTAATCTGCAATATAAAATCAACGACTATACAATTGGTGCACAGTTCGGTTTTGGTTATTCACCTGGCAAAGCACCAGATATAAGAACAGGTATCAGAGTTCAATATAATATATTTAAGTGGTAATGAAATTCTTAACATTTGAACAATTTTTAAAAGAGGCAGTATTAAGCGGGCAGATGTCACCTAACATCAGTTTTGCACCTAATATTGCATTTGTACCCATGTCTGAAAATCCTACACCAGATCCAGCAGAAGTATATCACTTAAACATGAGAGTAAAAAATAAAACTAAAAGAAAAAATAACAATGCATAGTAATACTGTAAAATATAGCATCATAAGTATTTTCGTTTTATTGTATGTGACAGTATCAGCTATTTCAATGATACATTCAATAGACTTTTTTAGTCTTTCTAATAGTAAAGAAATGGCGATTGCGCTTGCTACAGCATTTGAAATAGGTCAAGTTGCAGCACTATGTGGCATATTAATATTAGATAAAACAAACAAGGGAATTGTCTGGTCTCTTTTTATATTGCTTACATCAATGCAGATTATGAGTAATGTATATTTCTCATATAAACACATGGGAGATTTTAGCACATGGTCAGAACTTTTTGGATTAATCGAAGAGGACAAAGACGTACAAAAGCGTGCGCTTTCTATTATTTCAGGCGGCGTCTTGCCAGTTGTAGCTCTTGGCTTTATTAAGTCATTAGTTGATTATATTAGACCTAGTGGTTTTAAACCAGTTGAACAAACTGTAGACGAAGTGCCTGTTGAACGTACTGAAACTATAGTTGAAGATATACAAATAGATAAATTACCTGAACAGGAGATTATTAACATCGAAGAGGAGGTTGTCAGTGAGCCTGTCAGAGAAATAGACAAATCTATAGATATGGGAAATGAACTTGGCACTTCAGCCGCGGCTAATACCAGGGAAATGGTTACAAAAAAGATTGAAGTAACTTCTGACCATTATAATTTATGGAAACAAAATAAATAAAAACAATAATCAAATGGCAGCATGTGTTTCAGTAACAGAATGTGGTAGACTAACAGTTTATATTGAATGTTCAGCGACAGTTGTACAGGGTGAAAGCTATCACTATGAAATGCAGATCACAGAACCTGACGGAACTGCTGTAGATATAGACCAGTTTGATGCTATTGTATTAAGACTGTACGGTACAGCAGTCGACTTAAACTATGATACTTTATATTATGGTTACTGGTCCTGGCCTGACGCAGTTAATAGTGAAACCAGTGAACCTCTCTATTCGTTACAAGAAACTCAAAGTGATGGTACAATACTAAATCAGGGCATAATTGCATTTGATGCTGATCATGAATTAACATCATATTTTACAACAGGTCCGCTTTATGCAGAAATAAAAATGAAAAAGCAACCTTCTGGTACATACGACTATCTTGCTGTGCCTGAATATTATATTGTAACCTGTTTAAAAATAGGCAATGTTAAAGCTTCTCAAATGAGAGACTTTAATTTTTAAAATAAAAATTTACAATGGCTGAAAACATGTCAGATGATGGCAAAACAGGTATAATTAAGCTGAGTAGAAATCTTCAGCTAGAAAAGCCTGTGTTAACATCAGACGGTCTTTTTACTAATGTCATTACACTTAATAACGCTTTTTTAATAATAGATCAGAAAAATCTTACTGAACTTGAATATGATGCTGAAGATGATCTTTATCAAATAGTAATAGGCGGCACAGGGGGTGGCGCAGGTACAAGTGGTACAAGCGGTGCAAGTGGTACTGCTGGTGCAACCGGTTCATCAGGAACTTCAGGAACAAGCGGTGGTACTGGTTCAAGCGGTGAATCAGGTACAAATGGAACTTCAGGAACAAGCGGTACTTCAGGTTCAAGCGGAACTAGCGGTGAATCAGGTACAAATGGAACTTCAGGAACAAGCGGTACTTCAGGTTCAAGTGGTTCGTCAGGAACTTCAGGTGCAACAGGCGCAGGTGGAGCATTAGGATATTGGGGATCTTTTTGGTCAACAGAAAGCCAAACTGCAGCGAGCACGACAGTTGCATATCCTATTACACTTAATAATACTGATCCCGATTCAAACGGAATAAGTATTGTTTCAAATAGCCAAATAACTCACGCATACTCGGGAGTTTACAATCTACAGTTTTCAATTCAATTTATAAATGTTGGAAATAATGATGTAAACGTAAACGTGTGGTTCCGTAAAAATGGAACAGATATTCCGGAAAGCAGTAGTCAGTGTACAATCACGGGCCAACATGGAGGAGGATCAGGCCAAGTAATTCTTGCTCTTAACTTTATGCTTGAACTTTTAGCCGGTGATTATATTCAGTTAATATGGCAAACAGAAGATACTGATGTATCACTGGAGTACTTGCCTGCAGGAACAACACCAGCTACACCTACTACTCCATCAGTTATCTTTACCAGTCAACAAGTAATGTATACTCAGGCTGGTACAAATGGAACTTCAGGAACAAGCGGTGGTACAGGTTCAAGCGGTGCTTCAGGTACAAATGGAACTTCAGGAACAAGCGGTGGTACAGGTTCAAGCGGTGCTTCAGGTACAAATGGAACTTCAGGAACAAGCGGTGGTACAGGTTCAAGCGGTGCTTCAGGTACAAATGGAACTTCAGGAACAAGCGGAGCACAGGGTACACCAGGAGGTGAAGGAATCGTCAGCAAGCTTTTTAACTATTATAACTTTGCATAATATATAAAATAAAATAAAAAGAACATGGCAGCAAATACAGCACCTATTTTTACATTAACAGGCAATTTTAAACCTACAAGAATAAACCTAGCGTACACACCTACAGATGGTGTAACAAACGCTACAGCAGGTACAGCAGGTCAGACCAGTGTAAACATATTTGAAGTCGTTAATGCAGGTACAGACGGTACAAGGGTTGATGGTATTAGATTTAGGGTGGCAAATAGTGCTACTGCTTCAACCTCAGGTAATAATGTACATAAAGTTTTTCTAAGCGATACAGCGGGTGTAAATCTAAGAATAATCGCAGAAACCACAACAACTGGTGTAGCCCGTTCAGCAACAGTAGCCGGTTCAACTACTTTAATTACATTTGACCAGCCTATTATTATGTCAAGCGGTCAAAAAATGTATGTAGCACAATCTACTTATTCCGGTGCTCAAGATCAGTATGACGCTATTGCTTATGCAGGAGATTACTAAAAATAATAAATTTTATGAAATATAAAATCATATCAACAAGACAATTTGACGAAAATATTTTCACTGAAGTTGAATATAATTTCGATGGTAAATTATTAGTAGTTGAAATATCTCATTTTGCTCCAAAAAGCGTTCAAGAAGTGGAAGATAACATCAAAAATCGAGCAGCAAGCGAATTAGCTAAAATGCAGATTTCTGAACAGATAAGCAATATTATTACTGATATACCTATTGATATAGAAACGCCCATTGAATGATCCTGTGAAAATTCTGTTAAAAGTAAAACTTTATTCTAATGCCAACTAGAACCTGGAGAGGCACGACTGATAGTAATTGGGGAACTTCTACCAATTGGCTTGAGGGTGCTGTTCCTACTGCAGCAGATGATGTAGTGTTTGATGCTACCTCTCCTGCATGTACTGTAAACGCTTCTAATAGAGCATGTCTTACTATAAACTTTACTAATTATATAAATACCATTACAATGACTTTTGGTATAAATGTGAGTGGTAATATCACGCTCGGATCAGGAATGGGAGTTGGTGGGGCCGGATTTTTAGCCTTTAATAATGTTTCTGCTACATACACCTCTAACGGTTTTACTTGGCCAAATGAATTTAGGTTTATTAGCAGTGGGACGTCTAAAACTTACACCTTAGCTTCCAATTGTAGCTTTAGCGGAGCAGTTAACAATGTAGGTTCAGGATTTTTAGTTACCACATTTATTACAGGAGGATTTACAATATCATGTAGCGGTACTCTTTCTGTAACCGGTGCACAACAACTTTTCGGAGGAAGTGGTACTGGTGTAACTTTTAAAATGACCAATGGCACGCTAGGAGGTGCTAGTGGGTTTGGCCTTGGCGGTGCAAGTGCTAATATCATTATTGACAGCGGAGCAAATACAGTAACAATAAGTGGTGGTATACAATTTACTGGATCCGCTAGTACATTTACATATACTTCTGGAGTGGTTAATGCTTTAGGTGGAACATTAGGAATTGGAAATTCAGTTACTTTAAATTTTGGTTCTGGTGTAAAATGGGGTGTAATTTCTGTCAATGCTGCGTATGGTTCAGGAACTATAGGTTTATCTAATGATCTTTGGTGCAATTCTTTAGATGTTACACAGAGTCTCTTATCAGCAGGTGTCGATCGCAACATATACTTAAACACATACAGCGGAGACAGAGATGTAACAGCACCTTTTTCACAATCACTAATAGGTTTAATTTTTAATGGAGGAAGTTCTAATGCTTCTTCTGGTACAATATCTCATACCGGTAACAATGCATGGAGAATTATTGAAATAGATATGCCACTGGTAACAATAACCAGTTCTACATTTGTATTAGGAGGATTAAATCATGCTCTAGGAATGTTTAAAATTACAAGCGGTACAATTGTACCGCCGACAACATTATCTATAATTAAAGGATCCGCCGCAAGAAATTTTTCTATTACCGCTCCTGGAATTGTTTGGAACAATGTATCAATGGGTATTGCCGGTGGGGTTTTTAATACTTTCACCATGACTGAAGATTTGATAGTAAGTCGATCCTTGACTTTAACAGGAACTACTGCTACGTCAATCAACGGATTTAATATCTGGGTAAATGCCGGTTTAATAATTTCTAATACTGTTGGCGCAGTTGGCGGAGCAATAATTAACCTCGTAGGAACAGGTACTTGGGTACATACTACAGGAAGCATGACATTTAGTCAGCCAGTAGTTATAGATACTGGAGGCACGATTACTATATCTGGTACAGTATATAAGTCAGGAAACTTAAGATATACTCGAGGTAAAATTCGATTAATCAATTCAAATTTTATCATTCCTACAACAAGTTCTGGTTGGGTAAATATGCACAGAATAGCTTTAGATACTGTCACGATAACCGGGGGAACTACTCAAACAATGAATGAATTTTTTAGAGGAAGGCCAGGAAAATTTTGTGTAGTAAGATCTTCGAACACTACAAATGTATCAATTACATTCACTAACGGTTTTGAAAAATTTGCAAGATGGGTTCTTCCATCTAACATGACAATAACACAAAGAGGTCAGGTTAAACTTCTCAGTTCAAAAGGAAATAGAAATTCAACAAATTTAGGATTTACCTACTTTGAAGGTGGAACGCCTTATACATTTCCTAAAAATAATCCAATCGTTTATCAGGGATTACCATGTTTTGGTATAGGAGATAATCCGGCAGATCCAAACTTCTTTTAAACAAAAATCTTGTCCTGTATATAAAAAACATGGATAAAGTACTAATCATTACACCTCATCTTTCTACAGGAGGCTTGCCGCAGTATTTATTTAAAAAGATACAAAAATTATCAAATGAAACTGAGTTCTGGGTTATTGAATGGGATGATATTACAGGTGGGGTTTTTATAATACAAAGGACTAAAATAAAGAATCTATTAAACGAAAGGTTAATCACTTTAGGTTCTGATAAAAATCAGGTATTTGATTACATAGAACAGATTCGTCCAGATGTAATTCATTTTGAAGAGTTGCCAGAGACCTTTGTCGCCACTGATATATTAGACAGAATTTATAATCAAGAAAGATCCTATAAAATAACCTGTACTACGCATTCATCTTTTACCAATCCAGCATCATTAAAATATCTTGCAGATAAATTTATACTTGTTTCAGAATGGAGTAAAAATAAATTTAGTGAACATTTTAAAGGCAGTATACCTTGTGATATTTGGGAATATCCAATAGAACGGGTAAAGTATGATAAAAATGAAGCCAAGAGACTTTTAGATTTTGATCCTGAATACAAGCATGTTTTACACGTTGGGCTATTTACACCTGGTAAAAATCAGGGTCACGTAGTTGAACTGGCTAAACTTTTAAGAAAGCATAAAATCATTTTTCATTTTGTCGGTAACCAAGCAGATAATTTTAAAGAATACTGGCAGCCAATCATGGCCGATTTTCCAGACAATTGTATTTGGCACGGTGAAAGGTCAGATGTAAATCTTTTTTATCAGGCAGCAGATGTCTTTTATTTTCCATCCCTTTTTGAATTGAATCCACTTGCTGTCAAAGAGGCTCAGTCACATAGTTTACCCATATTCATGAGAAATCTGGAAACATGTAAACCTGAAGGCAGTATATTGATTACTGATAACATTCAAGTCAACAGGAATATTTTACTTGAGCATTTTGGTAGTTCAGTTGAGCATGATGTTGTAACCATTGTACTGTCCCATGCAAACACAGAATATAGAAAAGGTTTACTTAAAGAGTGTTTAAAATCTATTAGAACGCCTGTTATACTTTCTACTAATTATCCAGCTGAAACAGATGAACAGGAACTCAGTGACTGGGTTTTATATGATAAAGACAATCCGCTACTTTACCTAGAGGAATTTAATAAACATAACGTTTTGTTTTTCAGCTGGAAGTTAAATGATAAAGGCGAACGTATAGTTAATGAGTATTTTAAATTTGAACATAGTTATGCTGTTTATAAATTAATACAAAACGGTCTGAGACTTGTAAAAGCACTAGGTAAAAATAAAGTTCAGATTATTAATTATGACTATATTATACATCAGCAAACACAAGAAATCAATATTAAACATCTAGATGAACATGATATAGTTTTTTATGAAAATAACCCAGGTTATTATGATGGCATAAACTGTTCATATTGTACTGGCTATTTCTTAGGCAAGACAGACACTCTTCTAAAATATTTTGAATATTATAAAAACCGCGCCCATTTTTATCAAGAAGATAAAAATATATTTGAGATTAAGACTTATAATTATTTTGCTAAAAATCCAGAAAATATACTGGAAATTGATTTTGAAATTTTAAAAAATAACCAGGCAATCGACAAAGAGGGTGTAGATTCATTTTCAAAAAACAATACACAAAATTCTACTAGATCTGACCATTCCATTTATATTCATTCCAGTTATATTGAAGGACCTACTATTGAAATTGAATGCGAAGACCAGCATGACTTTGAAATACAATTTAAAGACAAATCGGATAATATTTTATACATGTCAACTATTAAATCAGGCATGTGGTCCAGGCTTAATTCAACTTATTACAGAGATGTGAAAGCCGAGATTAGAAAAGACGGCCAAATAATACACACTGAACTATTTGAATTTAAAGATAAACGAGTTCTTATAATACTAGATTCTAAATCTCTTGGTGATACATTGGCATGGATCCCGTACGCCGAGGAGTTTAGAAAAAAGCACAACTGTAAAGTTTTAATATCAACATTCTTAAATGATATTTTCAGGGATCAATATCCTGAACTGGAATTTATTGAACAGGGTTCTAAAGTTGAAAATCTTTTTGCCGTATTTAGAATAGGTTGGTATAATGAGGACCGGAAACCAAATCTAAATAAAAACCCACAGGATTTTAAAAAGATACCATTACAACAGACAGCTTCAGATATACTGGGATTAGAATATAAAGAAGTTAAACCGCTTCTTAAATTACCAGCTATTACTAAAAAGAAAAAAGTCGGCTTAGGTATACACTCAACTGCACAAGCCAAATACTGGAATAATCCAACCGGCTGGCAAGAGGTTGCCGATTATTTAAAAGACCAGGGCTATGAAGTAGTCTTATATTCAAGAGAGCCTGATGGTTATATGGGTAATAAAAACCCACAGTGTACAACACAGTTCACTGGTGATTTACAAGATATTATCAATGACATAGCTGAATGTGAATATTTTATAGGCATAGGTTCAGGTTTAAGTTGGTTAGCCTGGGCAGCTGGTCTACCTGTCTTTTTAATTTCAGGATTCAGTGAAGACTATGCAGAAATGCAGAACTGTATAAGAATAATTAATAAATCAGTATGTAATGGTTGCTTTAATCGACACTGGTTTGATCCGGGTGACTGGAACTGGTGCCCTGAACATAAGAATACTGAAAGGCATTTTGAATGTACAAAATCAATTACAGGCCAAATGGTCATTGAAAAAATAAAAGAATTTCATAAACAAAATAAATAACACAGATATAAAAATAAAATAAAAATAGTATTATGTCAAACTTATCACAAGATCAAGCACTTTCTGTTTTAATTCAAGCAGCTAGAATCGGACAATCAAAAGGAGCATACACTTTAGAAGATGCTAAAGTTATTGCAGAAGCAATTTCAGTTTTTGTTCCAGCTAAGCCAGCTGAAGTAAACGAAGAAGTAAAGCAAGCACCAGAGCATAGCACGTTTCAAGCTGAAGCAGGTTGTTAAACAAATCTTTAAAAGCGTGATGTTTCACGCTTTTAAAGGGTCTCCTGTCTATGAATAAAAGGATTATAAAAATAAATTCCAATGCCAGAAACGTGGTTAAGCCACAAAAAAGGGTTGTAAATATACAAAAACCTAGTTTTGTAAAAAAGAATCCTGTTAAGTTACAGGAAATCAAAGATGGTGTAATGGAAGCAGGTCTTTCTAATCCTAGAAATTCAAGCATTTTTCGTGAAAATAGAAATTCAAATTCAGTTTTTATAGTTTCAGAGAAATGCAATCAGGAATTTAATCTCAACGGCCTTGAGGTAATTACTGCTAAGACAGGTTTAAATTGCAGATACTTTATTGCAACAGATTATTGTTACGTTAATGAAAAGTCCAGTTATATACAAGATCTTAATTCATCTGGCGTCAGTACAGTATTTGTTATAACAACATCGCCTGATAAAAATTCTGGCATAAATACACATCACCTACCTCATTTTAAACACATAATCAATTCACCTACCAAAGTGGATGAACACGGCTTTTCAACAGGCCTTGAAAATTTTGTGAATTGTGGTTCAGTGGATGCATGTGCAATACAGTTGGCAATTATTCTAGGTTATCAGAAAATCTATTTACTTGGATTTGAACCTGATAAAAGCTATGAGTATGAATTACTGTCACGTTCTATATCTCTTTATAAATATAAAAACAATATAAAGAGTTGTAGTACTTTAAATAAAATGGTTGACTACGTTGACTTTGATGTAGCAAAACAAGAAACAGAAATGGAAAAAGCAAATAATAATCTGTCAGACCTGGTTGTAGTCGGTTACTATACAGTTCATACACCTTATGAACATGATGCCCAGAATCTTATCAACTCTTGTAAAAAGCTTTCTCTTAATCATCATATAGTACCCGTGCAGAACCTGGGTTCTTGGCAAGAAAACACCAGATTTAAAGCACAGTTTATGTTAAACATGTTAACCATGCATTCAGATAAAAGGTTATTGTACGTTGACTGTGATGCAGTATTCAATAACACGCCAGACCTTTTTATTAATTATAGTGCTGACGTTGCCGTAAGATATCAAGATTTTGCATGGAAGAAAAATGAATGTCTCAGTGGTACAATTTACATGGAAAATAACTTGAAGACCAGAAAGCTTTGTGAAAAGTGGATGGAGCAAAATCAAAAAGATTCTAATAAGACTAAAAATCTTGAACAGTGGAATCTAGGTAAAGCAATTGAAGACATGGTAAAAAGCGATGGTCTTGTATGTAAAAACCTGCCACCTGAATATACATTTATTTTTGATAGCATGCGCAAAATTTATCCTGACCTAAAGCCTGTAATTGAACACTTTCAAGCAAGTAGAAAATATAAGCGCATTATTTAATGGAATTAAAATACGCAGTTGTCAGCTCAAACTCAAACCCGGAATATTTAGATTTTTGGCCGTATGTTGCTCGTGCCTGGAAAAGAATAGGCTTTGAACCTGTACTCATGTACATAGACAGTTCTGAGCCAGGTGGTTCACTAAAAGAACACGGTACTGTATTTTATTTACAGTCGATACCTGAATGGAGTATTGCACAACAGGCACAGTGTATTAGATTCTGGGCAGCTAGATTATTGGATGCACCTTTTATTATATCAGACCTGGATATGCTGCCAATCGCCAGGTCATATTATGTTGATGGCGCAGCACAACAATCTGATAGCGGAATTATTTCATACAGTTCTGATATAATTAAATACAGATGGTATAAAACTAATCCACAATATCCTATGTGTTATTTGGCTGGCGATCCATTAAGTTTTATAGAAATGCTTGAGTTAAATCAACCTGATCATAAACATTTTTTGAAAAAATTAATGAACATGAATTTAAAGTCCGGTACTGATCAGAAATTTTTCTACAATCAAGCACAGGTAAACAAGTCGGTCACTATTAAACATCTTGAAAGGGGCTGGATAGAGGAGAAATATGCTACAAAAAGACTAGATAAAGCAACCTGGCCTACATCAGATTATAATATTAGTGAATATATAGATTGTCATCTTCCGAGACCTTTAAGTTCTAACAGGTCTAAGTGTGAATTGCTATTTAATAAATTACAACATGGTTAAAACTACAATTGAAAATAATCAAGTCTGGCTTGTGCTACCTAGTGCAAACTGGCAAATGGCACAAAAGACTTTTCATGCATGGAGAAACAAGGGTTATAAGATTGCAGTTGTATGTCCAATAGGCCTTAAAACTGTATACGAAGGTATATGTGATATGATGATTCTTGAATCTGAAACAGGCGGTTATAAAGGCTGGCCTAAATCAGTTAACTATCTTTGTAAAAAATTAATAGACGTTGACATAATAATTGCCGCAGGTGATGACATGTACCCTGATGAAAATTATACAGCTGATCAATTAAGAACACAATTCATTGAACACTTTAATGGTACACTTGGTGTTATGCAACCCTATGGTGATAAATTTGGTAGCATGGATTGTAAAGAATGTGAACAAATATGCGGCAGCGCATGGCTAGGTCGAGAGTTTAGAAACAGGGTCAATGGGGGAAAAGGACCTCTTTGGGAAGAGTACTTTCACATGTATGCAGATACTGAATTGTATCAGGTTGCTAAAAAGCACGAATGCTTATGGATCAGAGAAGACCTAAGTCAATACCATGCTCACAGACTTAGAAAACATCATAAATTTGTGCCAAATATACCCAGAGGTAATTTTGAAGTAGCAAAAAATTTATACTATAAAAGAAAAAACGCAGGTTTTCCAAATACGGATTTAATATGATAGACCTTTTAATAAAATATCCTACACGACAAAGACCTGGAATTTTCAAACGGGTAATTTCAGATTACATTTCTAAACTTTCAGGTAAAAGAAAAGTGAAGTTTATTATCTCAATTGATAATAATGATGCCACTTGTAATAATCAAGAATTTCGACAATTTCTTGAATCACTTAAAACCAGAGTTGATCTGGAATATTTCTTTGGTGATAGCAAAAATAAAATTGATGCATGTAACAGGGACGTGCCAGCAAATGGTTGGCGAGTATGTCTATTAGTCTCTGATGACATGGTACCAAAACAACATGGTTTTGATGACATTATAATGAAAGATATGGAAGGTAATTTTCCGGATTTTGATGGTTGTTTAAATTATAATTGTGGCGGTCATGCTTATCCACGTGTAATGGTCATGTCAATCATGGGCAATCCTTATTATAAAAGGTTTAACTACATATATCACCCTGATTATGTTAGTTTATTTTGTGACGAGGAGCAGACTGTAATTGCACGTGAACTTCATAAAATAGTGGACATTAACAAAAAAATAATTACACACGACTGGAATGATATTAAAGATGATTTGAGAAAACACACTGAATTTTTTTATCAAAGCGATAAACAAATATTTGAATTAAGAAAACAAAAAGGATTTCCAATATGAGCAATATTTTATGGACAATAGGCATACTGCACCTGCCACAAAGAAAAGCAATGTATGATTCACTAATGAATGTATTGAATGCACAAATACATAAATGCGGTGCAAATGAAATAATTGAAGTAATAACAGAGACTGACCAGGGTCAGAGCACTGTTGGTAAAAAAAGAAATACCGTTCTGGATAAAGCCAGAGGTGAGTATGTTTGTTTTATCGATGATGACGACATGGTTACAGACATTTACATTTCTAAAACACTAGATGCACTTAAGAATAAACCTGATGTTGTAGAATTAGTTGGCTATTTACCAAAGTATGATTTACCTTTTATACATAACTTAAAATGTGGCGGCCATTTCAAAAAAGATGGTACACAGTTCAGAACACCCAATCATTTAAACACTATTAAGACTGAAATTGCCAGAAAGATTAAATATGTTGAAATCTCTCATGGTGAAGACCAGGATTACTCACATAGACTTTGGGACAGTGGTTTAATGAAGACAGAATCTCTTATAGGCGACAGAATGTATATCTATCAATTTAATCCTAGAACTTCTGAAACGACAAAATTTATGAAAAGATAATGAAAAAAATAATATCGTTCAGTCTCTGGGGTGATAAACCTATTTATACAGTAGGTGCTATATCAAATGCAAAACTTGCTCAACGGATATACCCGGGTTGGATTTGTCGATTTTATATACACAGGTCCAGCGTGCCCGAAAATATAATCACTGAACTTGAAAAACAGCCCAATGTTGAATTAGTAAACATGCCTGAGGATATAGGCTGGAGTGCAACGCTATGGAGGTTTTATCCAGCAACAGAACCTGATGTAGAGGTCATGTTATCAAGAGATTGCGATAGCAGATTAAGCGAAAGGGAGAAAGCCTGTATTGATATATGGTTGTCGATGGATGATAGAAGCGTCCATACAATAAGAGATACATGTGTACATCAATCTCAAATGATGGCAGGACTATGGGGCGTAAAAGATGGCTTTTTGAGTTTTATTAAACCTAGACTGGATGAATTGATATCAAAGACCAAGCAAATTGCTATAAAAGGTGTCGATCAAGATTTTTTAAATAATTTCATCTATTTGTATTCACTAGGCTTAATTGATACAATTGGTAATACCTTTAAAGATCCTAATGACGCAAGATCAAGTTTTGTAAGCTTTGATGATATAGCTTTCGGTGAAAAGAGATTTGGCAACAATAACAGAAGACCTCATGACAAAGAATGGATGTTACCTATGCCTATACAAAGAAAATATGGCAATGAGTATAAAGAGTGCGGAAGTTGTGGTTTAAGGCATGACAGTGATTTTATGGGAAGAGATGAATGCTTGACTGAAGATGAATGTAAATACATTAATCTAACAGCTGAACAGATTTATGAAAGGAATAATATAATCAAGTACTATAAGTTATATCAAAAAAATAAAGATCTACTAGGATTGACTACAATATATGAATAAAATATGGAAAACTTAAAAGAATACTATAGAGAATATTTCAGATTATTTCGAGACTCTGCACCGCAGGAAATGATAATCTGGGGAGGTTATTCAGGCGGTGTTCCCACCCCAATGGCTTCTAGTTATGAATCGTGCCTTGCTTTTTATAATTATATTAAAGATAAAGATTGTTCTTTTTTAGATGCGGGTGCAGGTGCATCTACTTGGATGTTTAGAAAAATGTTAAAAAATGTAATTACTGTAGATTCAGATGAGAAGTATATTGAAGTTGTACAAAATATTGTAGGCGGAAGTGGTTACATTACAGGCATAGAAAATAGCCCAATTTGCGACTATGTATACTGGGATTATGGAAGTTTAGAAAGAATCCCATTGATGCCTATTGGTTTTAGTAAATGTAAAAAGGCAATGTATATAGATGATTGTCATGATAAAGGTATTTTTGAATTTACAATTTCATTTGCTGAGAAGAACAATTGTAAAATAATTGAAACAGACTCACTTGACGAGCATGATAGATTTGGATTAAT